CCGCAATTTTAATACACGATGATAATAGTAGGAACGATTTTGAGCAAATACGTTATTATGCGTGTATACGCCGGCGCCGTGGCAGCGGTAACTGTTTACTCTGCCGCCAAGCACGTTAAGAAGCAAACAAGGCCACTTCTTACTCAGTTGCTGAACGCCACCGCCGAGAGACCCGAGCTAAGCCCTCGGATCCAGCGTCAAAAATTCAATCAACAACCACTAGCGATTCCGAGAGAACACAAAAATCACAGCCACAGGAAAGCTGCAGCTTGTCGCAATGCTGGCCCACACTTCGCCAAAGACTTAGCGCGCAACCTAGGCTGTGAACCATTTTCTCACCAGATGTCATCATCAGACTCCAAGTCTGGGACGAAGGGTACGAGAGACTACTTCTGGATGAAGGATGTACACATTGCTCCACAACGGGACACTCCAGGTCCACACGATTTGCATTTCGCAATTGATGTAGACTATTACATGAACATGCCTACAGAGCTGTGTGAGAACTTCGCCCCATGGTGTCTCTACACCCTAATGCCGATGGCAGCTGGTGAGTGCACTGAAGACTTTTCGATGTGCTTTAATGAGGATAATGAAGTCATCTACAAAGTCTCAGGTGGTGGTTCTTTCAGACATCCGTTATGGAACTACAACAGTGATTCCGTCACCGTAACAAAGTACTTTTGGGGAATTCCCACAAGCACAGCGGTCTATCTAATTGATCGAAGAAGCGTTGACACTCACCACTGTTTAGTATCATTGACACCTGTTCGTCGTTGGAACAACGTTTTTACAGCAGCACTATCCAGATATCTGCATGGACATGAACTCGAACGATTCTGTCCAGTGGACAAAGGATATGTGCGCTTGGACGTCCAAACACAGTCTGGACTTAAGGTATCTATTGCCAAAGTCAATTCGCAACACTCAGTTACAATCCCTTTCAAGTACTTTTCAGCACTTGACAACATTAATACACACAACAAACTGAGTCTAGGAAACTGTGTGTCAATGATTGGTGATGTAAAACAGCATGACTTGTCTTTAATCGACTCAAAGAGAGTTGATGCTTCAGTATTATACGACTATTTTCTGTCGGCTGGAGTGACAAGTCCCACAGATGTTTCAGCTGTTGACAATGGAGTTATGACTTACGACTTCGACATTTTTGGTCCGGAGTCAAAGCCGACACTAATCTCTTTCATGAAACCCATTGTCGACGGGGCTTATGCGCCCGCTCAAAGCGCCGCAAATCTCAAACGTGCCGTTGATGGTCGTATACGATCAATTCAACACAAGGAGAAACTCAAGCCCACGACGAAGCAATGTCAAATCATGCAGGAGTTCATTGACCACATGGCAAATGATATTTTCACCATGCGTGGAAAACATTTGTCGCCATGTGGTCTGGACGAAGTCATGAGGAGACAGTCTCGTCCGTCACAGCAGAAACTGATAGAGGATGCCTTCAAAAACAATGACCAGCCTCAGCTGGGATCGTTCATTAAGAAGGAGGCCTACGCCGGGCCTAAAGACCCTCGGATCATCACTGTGGACCAACCACGGCACAAGGTTGAGTATGCTCAATACATCTACCCCGTAATGGATGCTCTTAAGCTCGCTATCCCCAGTTACATGCCGGGAAAAGACCCAAACACTGTTGCACACTGGATCGCAGAAATGTGCGCTGAAGCAGAGACTATGTGTATCTCAGACATGGTGAGAATGGACGGTACCATCTCTTCATTCTGTAGAGAAGCATGGGGCAAACTGCTTCTAGCCGTATTTCCGCCTGAGGAAAGAGTCAATCTACTCAACCTGTATACTGACTCGTACGATAAAACTGTTCATTTGACTATACACGCCACAAACACAGAACTCTTTTCTCAGAAAGAAAAATACGGATCCAAGTACGCAATATTGTCAGGCATGATAGACACGTCTTGTTTTGGGACCTTCGTCACTCTCTCAGCGCTCTATATGGGCCTTAGAACGACAAAGAAGAATGGAGTTTTCTATTCACCAGAACAGGCTTGGAAACATGTCACGACTCGCACTGCTGCATGTGGAGATGACCTTGATACAGTCGATGTAGATGCTGCTACAATGCGTAGGGGCGCATCCATCATTGGCTGCAGGTCAGACGCATACAATGTGGAGCGAGGCCATCTAGGCGTGGTGTTTCTATCACGCGCGTATGGCCGGAATGTTTGGTCAGGCTGTCCGAACTCCATGACTTGTCTCAAGAGACAACTCGCGAAGTTCCACACGACAGTCCACCTCCAGGGAGTAACTGAGGCTGACAAGCTAAAAGAGAAAGCAAGATCATTTCTAATGACTGACCGTCACACACCGGTACTAGGTGAAATCTGTCAAGCGGTAGAGCGCATCTGTGGACCACTCCACAGGTCAGCAGCCACCAAACAGATAGAACGTTACCAGTCCGACCTTCCCAACGACGTCCAATATCCCAACTGGCGAGAGGATTGGATGGAGGAACTGGCGGTAGATGAGCTCCCACATTTTGACTTCATTTCTTTTACGAAGTATGTGGACGAAGCCGACTCATTAGATATGCTCTTAGACCTCCCGGCTTTCAACCAAGAAACCGTCCCCAAGGTTAAGACTGCCCCTGTCAACATCAAGGGAGACGTGTTTGGGCCGGAAGAGGAACAAGTGGAACAAACCAAGGCAACGGTCACGAGACGAGGTGGCAGAGCACGCAAGAAAGCAGTGCCGCCACAGACTGAGCTAAGGATAGCCGCACCCATGATGAGTCCTGGAAGAGGACACCATGGAGTAGCGAAACCTGAACTCAACAGAGTGATTGACTCTAAGTCTCAGAAAGATAAGGTTCGCGGGTCAACACCATATGACCTAGCCAGCTTACAGAAAGGAATCCCCAGCAGACCGAGCATTAGGAGAGGGGGCAGAGGCCGAAAGACCTCCAACCGAACTTCTGCTCAAAGTGCTGCCTTCAAAAACTGGAAGCTAGTGCCATTCTTTCAACGCGATGGCCATGCACAATTGATGACCCCTACGAGGTCATCATAGTGCAGCACCAACGTCCTTGGACTGGCCATTCTCCGGGTGTGTGTGGCACCCGTCCGATATATAAGTACAAAGCAATTAATTATATCGAGAGTGGTCCAGAATAATAATAATCGGAAAAACCGCAACAGATTGAAGTTGAAGAAGAAATGGCAAAGAAAAGAAATGGCGGACAGAAGACAAAGGCCCCCCAAGGTCTCGTCTATCGTTCGCAGCAGGTCCACCCCAAGCTTGTGGAACACGTCTCCGGTCTCGTCAACCCGTTCGCACCCACCGCAAACGGATCGAAGCTTCACGATGAGAACGCTTCAAAGACTTTCACTTTTCAGTCA